GCATTTTAATCCTCCTCTTTCTTAACAAAAGAATATTTTATAACTATTCCCGAAACGATGTCTATGAACATTGACGGAAACAAAATCACTATGAACTGTATCAAGCCAGCCGAGATATGAAACGTCGTTGAAATCCACGTGTACACGTTCTTGTTCGTCTCGCTTTGTTTCTCACTCAGCAACTTCAGCTCCTTCTGCAACGAGCTTTTTTCGTCCCGAAGTGCAGACAGCTTTTGAACATTGTCCTGTATCTCATGCCACGTTCCATTGTTGTGAATCTTCAAGTCGGGGTCAAGATTGTACGTCTTTTCAAGGCCAACATAAGGAAGAAGCTCTTTTTCCTGAGTCTCAACATCCTTCAACTCTTTCTTCAAGCTGTCGATGCTTTCACCCATTATAGAAGTCTTGTCGTCCAAAGATATGTTTTTGAAGCTGTCGTACTGGCTTGCGACCGCTGTGAATATGGAATAGCTTATTCCAACAATGTACATTGCGTAAACAACAGCTTTGTGAAAACCTTTCGCGAGCGATGCGATTGTGAACGCGAAGCATGCGTAGCCGACAATCGCGACAGACAGCATGAACGCCCACACAGGCTGCATTGACAGCTTGTTGAATACGTACGTGAAATGCACAGAACATATCATCAACAGTATTCCGAGAACAAGACATACTATTTGGAGAAGACTGAATTTGCTTTTCTTTTCTTGAATTTTGTCTTTCACGTTTTCTTCTTTCACAACAGGTTCGTCTTTCTTGACAAGCGTATACACACCCTTGCTGTCCTTCGTGATGAGATTTTTGTTTTCCCATGTGCTGTACACTTTCTTGACAACCGAGACGCCAATATTCACTTTCGACGCGAGCTCTTGAGACGGTGGAAAAACACCGTTGCTGACCATTTTAGAAGCCGCGTCCCACAATTCAAGCATTGTCATATTTCAACAGCACCTTTCTCAACGAGATACTCTTTCAACGTGTCAACATACTTCTTGAGCACACAGTCATGATTGACGAAATAAGGAAGCGGCTCGAAATAATAATATCCGTCACCACGATTGTTTTGTGTGTCCATGGAATAGATAGCAATATAAATTCTTGCTTCCACATCAAGATAGATGTCGTATATTCTGTTGTCCTCAAGAAAAAAACATTTCATTTCAGAAACTTTGTCGCAGCTTCCCATGAGATATTTCGCAATGTGCTGGGCTGAAAGATAACGACTGTAGAAGTCATAAGGATTTCTAGCAATGTATTCCTTGTCGTTTTTGTTCTCGCAAATCATGCTGACAGCGTGCTTTTTAATGACATATTTCATCAACCACCTCCAACAGATTTCATTTATTATTGCTTTTTAATAATATTCTCATCAACAAGAAAATCTGTAATTTTTGCAACTCTTTCTTTCAAATCATCATCATGTTCCATAAAATAAGAAAAAGGCTTGAAATAATTCTCAGCATCTAAATTATCAAATTTAAACATATCGATATAAGACAAAGCTATAATATTAAGAAAATTCAAATACTCATTCTGACTTTTAGGAAGAGCTTTGAGAACTTCTTCATATTTGTCATCAATATCCAAATAAATAAGCAAATATTGAGCCATAATATAGTCTCTTCCGTTGTACAAAGGCTGTTCTACAAGATGTTTTTTATCTTCCACATTTTCAGCTTGAAAATGAATAATATGATTTTTAATAGTGTATTTCATTCTTCACCTCTTGTTGTCATTATAGACAATTATTTTCTTAGCATTATATTGTAAAAAACTTGTGATTTCTGTTGACATTGTTGATGAAATTGTCTATAATGCAGTTGCACATATTATATATGTGTATACCAGCATGCAAAACTGGCAATACAGCGATGGTGTGTGGAAATCAACTAAGCCGTTTTCACACATCGTCGCTAACTTTTTACATGGAGGCTTAGTATGAAAACTAAAACCCACAAACATTACGACGAACTATTCGACAGACCTATACGAGAACTGCCTTTGACGTTAGAGCAGAAGGAAGCCAAAGCTGAGAAGGGCTACAAGATATTCCAGGAATCACGCTCGAAACTGACAAACGACAACTACACAATCATGGGGCTTGTCAATCACGTCAACACAACAGTTGAGAACTATCCGAAAGCTATGGACGTGTGGTGCAAGGGAAAGAAGCGTCCGTTCGCTGAATTCATAACAGAAGAAGAAGAACTGAAAATTAAAGCCGAGGCGGTCGAGGACTCCCTGTCATACTCGGCTCTCGACAACGATAGAAAGATATATGTCAACCGGGTCACACAAGCAAGATACGACAGCGCAGCCATGACAGAGGACGAGCTGAAAAGACGTCTAGGACGACAGTGGAAGCATGTATTGACAACTTGTCTTCCGTTGATTGACAAATACAAATACCTGACACGCGACGTATGCACACCGGACGAATCCAACATACTTCCGATACCGACAAACTCGAAGGAGCTTTTGAGAATATACGCAAATCCAATGACACTGAGCCGCAAGCTGATTGAGCTTGAAACTATAGGCGCTTTAATATGCGTGTCTCACAACTACTATTTCGGATGCGACAATCCGACGGACAACGAGTGCCGTTTGTATATTTGGAACAAACCGTGCATGAAGTTCCTGACGCAGATGGCTCAGAAATACGACTTGTGGGCTCCTTTGAAGAAAGAAAGGTACGTCGCGAAGCCATCGAGTGTGGACGAAATAATCGAGGGAAGCTGTGACGTTGAGAAACAGAAGCTTCTCATGAAGACGTATAAAATCGGGTTCAGCTCGAAAACAAACATCTGCGGTGTCGGCGACGACTTGATACTCGCGACACTTGAGGAGAAATACAATCTTTCGTACTACCAGAAAATCATGGAAAAGTTGAATCTTCACTTCCCCGAGTCTATGAAAATGCAGATGGTGCCAAACTTGAAAAGAACAAAGAAAGGCAACGTGACTAAAATTGGAATACGATGCTACAGCGGAACTTGCATGCTGAGGAACGACGAGAAGTACGACGTTCTTGACAAGGACATGATGTACCGTGGTGAGTTCCTCAGCAACTACTTCGAGGGCAAGAGAGTGTACGGAATGGACGTGAACGCGTCAATCTACCGCATAACGTATCTCATGAACAATCTTGTGTGGGACAAAGCAGCCGAGGACTTCTACGTGCGCTTGTACGGTCACAAGTTCACAAGCAGCGACGAAAGGAAGGCGTTCAAGATTTTCTGCATGAGGCTCTACTTCGACAGGAGCAACTCCATTTTCAATCATATTTACGGCTCGATAAAAGGCACACCGTGGGAAAACAAAGAGGACGAGATAAAGAGGGACCTCACTGAAATGAGGAGCAACATGATAGCGTTCATAGGCGACCCGATGGACAGCGAGGTGTTCTACCACGAGTCATGCGTGTATCTTCTGTTCTTGCAGTACTGCATTGAGACAAAGCACATCAAAATGGCACAGGTTTACGACGGTTTCTACTCTGACGACCCGTGGATAGAGTCGGACGAGGCAAAACAAGTTTTAAGCGACATTGCCGAGAAATACGCTAAGAACTGGAAAAAGAGACAGATAGAGTACGCAAAAAAAATGGCGAAAAAGAACAAAAAAATAAATAAGAGAATAGAAGCAGACAAACAGGCAAAAAGAGACAGAATGATTTCAGGCGAAAAACTGCTGTGTGAGCTTCGTAGATCTGGAGTTGCTATAGGAGGTATAGCTTCAAATTCTCATATATATAGGTATTCATCTGCATCTCTATACACAATGTTTCTATTATACTCTACAACATATCAGCATATATCTCTACACACTCATATTTATGAAGATATTAGCAATATATCACGTATAGTATTTGATATGGACAGTGTATCAATATTTAACATCTTCAGAAACGATAGGAACAGAATAGCGACAAGCAGTGCTTCGTTGAAGGCAAGAACGATGATGAAGAGCCTTGACAGGTTGAAAAATAGAGTGAAAAGCAATATCAGTGCAAAAAGCATGGTGAAATCGCTAGCAAACGTGGCGATTTTAGCTTGATTTCTGTCTATAAAAACATAGAGGTGTAAAAAATGGAAAATTTATCTTTTGAGGAGTTCTGTCGTCAAAATCAATACGACCCGAATCTTAGTTATGACTATTGTCTCGGAGTTTCACCACGAGAGGAATATGAAAAATATCTCAATGGTGACGATTCTGACGATGAAGATGAGGACATGGAAGATGAGACTGATAATGTAGAAGATGGGTGTGAAACACTTGAGAACAATTCAACAGCTGAAAACAAAAAAGTGTTTCCAAACAAAGGATTTCACAGTGTCAAGGATGCTTGCCGAAAATGCTATAATTCTAACTGCAAGAAAGCGAAAAGAATAAACAACGTGTTCATGATTCTCAACTATATGCGTGCGTTCTGCTCCCATTGCGAAAAATTGGAAGACTGCTGGCTCGCGAACAGCTGGAACAGCAACAAGCAGATTGAGAAAGCGATACCTGAATACAACAAAGCGATTGTTCAGGCAATGACAGACATTGAGAAAAACAAAGTGGACGAGTTTGTCAGCAAAGGTGGAAAATAAATTTGTCTATAATTAGAATATGACAAATTTATTTCCAGACACGCGTTTCAACGCTTATGGTGAGAAGATAATTGAGATAAGTGGACATCTCGCGGATATGTTCAAAAACGAACATAAAACAAACTCAAACTCACTGTTGAAGATATGCTCTATTGTGCAAGACTTGTACACTGGAGCATTTGCAAAATATTTTGTGCCGCTTGACCATAAGGGCGAGTACGATATGCACAATGTCAGTGTTGTTCTTGGAAAATGTGTAAATGACTACGACAGCATAAAATCAATGCTTGACACGTGCTACAATCATCTTCAGGTGGCAAAGGGGAAGTCATATCTTCCGTGGAATAAGAAATGGCTTGAAGGTTTGACAGCTTACACATTCATGAGGTCGTTCAATAGAGATGCCAACCGATATGAAAATCCGTTTTGCTATTTCATAAACACACCGAAGCAGCAGCAGTCCTATTATCAGCAGAAACTCGTCGATAGATACAGGGAGCACTTGTTGTCCATGAACTGTCAACGAACTGTCGAGTTTGCGGAGAAGTTTTCGGAAAAGTTCGAGACGCAAAAAAGCAAATGGTTGTATTGGCTTTCAATTGACAACATGATGACATGGTGGGATTGTATGAAAACGAACTTTCCAAACATCACAATGAATTTGAAAGCTCAGTTCACACAATCGCTTCTTCTTGTTGACTATACGGAATGGCTCGGCAATCTTTTGAGAGACAAGGAAGGCGAAAGATTTCATTACGAGACTTATGAATTCATAATATTTGACAGCGAGAGCAGTCGTCTCAAGGGTTTCTTCGCGTCGTATGTGAAGACCCGGCTCATAAAAATATGTCCTGACATCAAGGACATGCCGAAAGACATTTGCTCGTACGGCACGCCAGAAACGTTTGTCAAGATTGAGAAGTCAAGCAAAGACAGTGATGCCAAGATGACAGAGCAGCAATGGAACATTGTTGGTTATTGCGAGCTGCATGGTGACGAAGGGCGTTACGACACGCTGATGTCCTTTATGAAGGAATATGCCCCGACAATAACTAGTGAAGATGTGGACATGCTTTGCAACATGGTCAAGTTCTCACCTGGGGCGCCGTCACGAGATGCAATTGTGAACAAAATTGAAGAATTGAAAAATCTATAATATTGATATGGAAATCAAAAAATTAAACACACTTGAGGAGCGGGATTTTCTTCTTGCCCTTCTAGTTTCAGATAAATGTTGTCAAATATTGATACCGTTCACAGACCCGTTGTATTTCGACATTGACTATGCAAAAATAGTTGTCAAATGGGTTGTAGAGTATTACGAGCAGTTCAAGCGCGCTCCTAAGAAAGATATACTTTCAGTTTACAGATTGCATTGCATGGAAATACGCGACGACGCGACACGCGACCTCGTGCTTGATTTTCTTCAGAAATTGAGCGAGCAGGACACGGACAAACTGATTAACAACGAGGACTACACAATCGACAGGTGCCGTGATTTTCTTGAGTACCGCAAACTGTCGATTTACTCAAAGGACATACAAGCATGCCTTGACTTGCACGATGTGAAAAAAGCTCGTAAGTTGCAAGAGGGATATAAAAAAGTTTCTGTCGCCCAAACAAACGAAGCGTCGCTTTTAGCGTCAAAAGATATTGATGTCATAAACACAGCTCTTCATCAAGCGAACGAGCCTTTGATAACACTGCCTGGAGCAATATCGAATGTGTTCGGTGTGATTAAGCGTGAGGATTTCGTCGCTGTTTGCGCTGGTATGAAAATGGGCAAGTCGTTCTGTCTTGCCGACCTTGCGATGCGGTCTGTTCTCCAGGGTAAGAAAGTCATATTTGTTTCGCTTGAAATGTCACGAGAGGAAGTTCTTCAAAGACTGTGGACACGTTATTGCGGTATGAATTCGCCGACGGTGAACGAAGGTCATCAGACCCTTTCGCAATTCGTCCAGGATGAAAGCTACAGCGATAAATTTCGAGTGGAACAGTTTGATTTCAATGTTGTCAAGGACAAATCTCATTCATTGGGCGAGCAACAGGAACGCATGAGATTGTTTGCCCACGGTGGTGATGTTCATGTTTTGGCGTATCCAGCGTTCTCGGTCAACATGGGCGACATCACTCAAAGGGTCGAGGAGCTGGCTGCTGATGGATTCGTTCCTGATGTTCTCATTGTTGACTACATAGATATAACCAAGCCTTCAGGCGGTGGAGACGAGTTGCGAAACCAGCTTGACTACAACTGGAAGGTTGCTCGTGCGTTTGCTCAGAAATTGCACATAGCGGTGATAACAGCAACACAGACAAATCGTGGTGGATTGGGCGGGAAAGTCAGCGCGGACAATGTTGCGGAAGATATTCGCAAACTTGCACATGTCACATCAATGGTAGCAATTGAGAGAACTCCAGCAATGAAAAAACAGCATCTTTGCAGACTTCGCAATTTGGCAGTGAGAAACTCTGCCGAGGACGAGCCTGCTGTGTTCTGTCAAGCACTGGGATTAGGACAATTTGTGTTTGGCAAAGCATATCCTGAATCCAAAGTGATAATGAAAGACGACAGCGAGGACGATTAAATGATAAAATCAGTTGAACTTGTCAACATACAGTCGCATAAGCATAGCAAGATTGTCTTTGACAGCAATTACAATTGCATAGTGGGAAGCTCAAACGTGGGCAAGACAGCCGTGATGCGTGCGTTTTACTGGGTGTTTTACAACCGTCCTGTTGGTACGACAGTTCTCAATTCGTCGTGGAACGCGTTGAAAGACGGGACACCGAAGGATGAATTTTATGTTGAGGTTGAAACTGACAAAGGAAAAGTTAAGCGTGTTAGAAGCAAGACACGCAACAGCTATGTTCTCTCGGAAAATGGAAAGGAGTCTGTCTCGTTCGACGCTGTTAAGACAGATGTTCCACAGCAAGTTGTGGAGTTTTTGAATCTCACGAATGTGAATGTCCAGAAGCAAATGGACAGTCCTTTTTTGCTTTCACTGTCGTCTCCTGACGCAACAAAATTCATAAACGAGTGCATACATCTTGACAGCATAGACAAGCTGCTTTTCACTGCCAACACAGAAAAGAATGCACTGACTGCGTTAGGCGGAATGTACAAGAAAGATTTGGAGTCAATGAAAGCTCAAATTGATAGTTTGAAGTGGCTCGACAAAGCAAAAGCCATATTTGATGATTTCAAAAAACGCGGTGATTCGTTGAAGATAAAACAGAATGAGTTGATGTTGTTGACCTCCCTAAACAAACAACATGACAGTATATCATTGATTATAGTTAAAAATAACAAGTTAAAAAAGTTTACTCCTTTGATTTCAGAAATTGAGGGGATGTCACCTAGAATCAAAGCACTGATTGGGTTGGATGATAGCTTGACAAGTTCATTTCAATCTTATGAAAAATGTGAAAGCAAGAACTATGATTTCAGAAAGCAGAAATTCTTGATTTCATCTTTTGAGAAATCCACAAGCAATGAAAAAAGAAAACAAGATGAGATACAAGAGTTGAAACAATTGCAGGTTGAATATAATGACAAAATTGAAATAATTTCAAAAAATGAAAAAGCAATGAATGAGTTGAAAAAACTGCTTCCGGATGTCTGCCCTTATTGTGGAAGTTTGTTGAAGGAGCTGAAAAATGCGTGAATATGAAAGTTTGATTCTCGGTGCGATTTCAAGACGGCAAGCTCTTGAGAAACTGTATAATGAGAAAGAACAGCTCCAAACTAAAACTGAGAAGGAAATGGAAATAGTTTTAGAGGCGCGTTCGTTTTTGCAATCACTTGCTAAAACAACACAGGAAATGTTTTCGGTGAAGCTGTCTACAATTGTAGACATGGCACTTGATATTTGCTTTCCAGGTCGTTACACATTTTCAACAGTCTATAGTGCTATGAGGGGCAAGACAGAGTGTTGTTTCGAGTTGACAGACAAGACAACAGGACAGGTGATAACTGACATACTCAATTCCACAGGCGGAGGACTGGTTGATGTTGTTTGCTTTGCGTTACGCATAGGTTTGTATTCGATAACAAAACCTGACAATGTTCTTTTGCTTGACGAGCCGTTTCGTTTCATGTCGCAGTCTTTGCAGCCTAAGATGGCGGAGTTTGTGTCGATGCTTTCTCATAAGCTGGGTTTGCAGATAATAATGACAACGCATCTCAATTCGTTCATTGACTGCGCAGACGCGATTTACGAAGTGTCGCTTGACGACAATGTTTCTATAATAGATAGGAAGGAGAATTAAAAATATGTTCCAAAAAGAATACAATAGATTCAAGAAGAGTGTTGACAAGGCAGTTATGGATTTTTTAGGCTGCACGTCGGACGAGGCAGTGTCCATAGACGCAAAGATTTCAGGCAATTACGTCAATTTCAATGATGATGCTGATATTAAACCGTTTATGACTTCTACAGAATATAGAATGAAGACAGCGACGCTGCATTATTTCGCAGATGTCATACGAGGGTTGAAAAATCTTCAAGCAAGTTTGGGTTCGGATTTTCCGGGAGATGAAAAATGACAAAAGATGAATTTGTGTTGATTAAAAATAAAATCGAGAAGGCGGAAGCCGAGAGCTTGAAAGCGTCTGGAACGATGGAAGCCATTGAGAAAAGATGGAAGGATGAATTCGGTCTGGAAAATAAAGAACAGGTCAGTGAACGCATTAAACAGCTTGATGAGGAAATCGCGGTTGAGCAAGAGAAACAAAGCCAGCTCATTGAGAAGCTGGATTCGTCTTTCGATTGGAGCTTGTTATGAAAGGTGTTATGACAGCCGACTGGCACATTAGAGCGACACCACCGTCTTGTGTGTCGGATACACAAGAGACATGGATGATGAAACAGTTTTGTGCGTTGCAACAGATTTTTGTTGTATGCAAAGAAAAGAAGTGCGACTTGTTTTTAGATGGTGACGTGTTCAACAGTATTTCTGACACAACGTGCCGCTGCATAACTCTAGTTCAAGATTTGGCGTTGCAGCTGCTAGATGAAAATTTGAAATTATACATACTTGCTGGCAACCATGATTTGCCGTATCACACAAGCACGAATATTCACAAGTCAGCGATAGGTGTGCTTTTTTCGAGCAAGAACATATACAATATGTCGTCGTTGAATGATGACAAGATTTACGCATCGTCCTTTGACGGTGAGAACAAGGACGCTGAGATAGTGTTCCGCCATGTTCTTTGCGTTCCGACAGCAAAGGATTTGTTTCCAGGCTCGGACGCTTTCACAGCAAACACTCTTCTTGAAAGCTACAAGCTCGCAAAATGGATATTCACAGGTGACTATCATCACGCTTTCCATTACGAGAACAATGGGAAGCACGTTGTGAATCCAGGTTGCCTTTTGCGTCAGGCGTCTGACATGATTGATTACAAACCTCTTGTGTACTATGTTGACACAGAAAACAATGTTGTCGAAGAGCATTTTTTGAATATTCCTCAGTTTTTTGTCGAGGCAAAAAGCAAGGACAATTCACAAGAAACTATAGATGCGTTTGTCGAGTGTCTGTCTCATGAAAACATGAGTGTTGATTTTGTCCAAAATATAAAAAATTCATTGTCAAAAGTTTCCGAGCCTGTCGCAAAGAAAATATCAGATTGGATTGAAAAAAGTCATATTTAATTTTCTAAATCTATTGACAAATATTTACATTTGCGTTATGATGATGTCATTGACAATTAAGGAGGTCAATGATTATGGAAGATTTTAAGAATTACGAGAAGATGATTTTTTCGTTTGCAAATCATTATAGCAAGCTGAATCATATCGATGTGGACGATTTGATTTCTGTCGGTGAGGAGACATACGTATGGTGTCTTCATCATTACGAAGGTTCTAAAAAAACGAAGTTTTCAACATACTTGTATTTGCAGCTTGGACAAAGAATGATTGACGAAGGTCATCGCATGAGAAGAGCTGTGCCGTCGTTCTATAATGACATTAACACGGAAGAGAATGACAATTTCGAGGCAACGTTGAAATCACCTGACGAGCTTCCAGATTCTGCGAAGGAGCTGCTTGAAAATTCTGATAGTCTTTCATACGAAGCTAAAATGATTTTGTCATATCTCTTGTCGTTCAACTGGTGCTCGAAACGCATTGCGAACCCGACAAAATTGTCGATAAAAAAAGAGTTGCGTTTGAGCGATGTGGCGATGGACAGCGCATGGTGTGAACTGCACCAATTTTGGAATGAAAAAGGATGGAAAGTGGCATGATTCTATACGACGGTGAAAAGATAGTTGTTTCAATAGGTGGAAACAAATATGATGACTTGAAACGTCTAGCTGGTAGATACAACGCGGAGCTTCTTCCCGCGGTGCCGGCGTATTCATTTTCGCCGTCAACGAATCTTGTTCTTGAACTGAATGAAATATATAAAAAGTCTTTTGGTGCGATGTCGAACGAGTTTCTTGAGCTTGTCAAGAAATGTGAGAGCCTATCGTTGATGAAAAAAAGAGAGGAACAGGAATTGGAGCTTCCGTCAACACTCTATAATTTTCAGAAGCAAGCTGTAACCCGGATGTTGAAAATGAGAGGAAACATTCTTCTTGCGTCGGATATGGGATGTCTTTCTGGGGATTGCATAGTCACTGTGAATAGACATAAAAATTCTGATAAAATGACTTTATCTGAGTTGTACAATAGATATAAGAATAAAATCGGAAAATATTCTTTATGTGAGCGTCCTTTTTTTATTCGCAGTTTTGATGAAGATACATATAGATTAGGTCAGATAATTGATGTTGTTGATAGCGGTGAAAAAAAGTGCATACAGCTTACGACTGAAAAAGGTAAGACTATTAAACTTACACCTGAGCATATAGTATACTGCAAAGAAGGTCAGATGGAAGCTAAAAATACCTTAGGAAAATATGTTCAGTGTGAAGGTGTTTTTACTAAAAAAATTGAAGATAAAAAAGTAGATTTATATCCAAATTTAGTGTGCAAAAATTGTGGAACAGATAAGAATGTTATTAGACTTGAAACTAGTAGATTTTTTGGATATTGCAGACATTGTGAAAATATGTTGAAAAATACAGTATATTTTCATAATAAGTCAGAAATATACGAGGTTGAGCAACCTGATGGATATATTTATCTTCGTGGTGCTCCTTTATCTGGATATAAAGGAAGGCGATGGACTAATGGTGTTCCTAAGCATACTTATGTAATGGAGCAGCATCTGGGGAGATATCTTTTGCCTAACGAAGTAGTCCATCATATTGATGAAAATAAGCATAACAATGATATTTCTAATTTGCAATTGCTGTCTAGTTTAGAACATCGTAAATTGCATGGAAAAAAAGCATACAATCATTTTACATTTAATCTTCCGACATACGAAAAGGTTGTAAAGATAGAAGATGTTGGATTCCATCATGTATATGATGTCAAAGTTTTGAACAATAACAATTATCTTGCCAACGGTATATTAGTCCATAATTGTGGAAAATCAGTGATGACATCTGTTTATTTGTCGAAAGCACAGGAATTGTTTCCTTGCGTTCTTGTGTGTCCAGCGTCTCTTAAACGCAACTGGCAGATTGAGCTTGAAAAATGGGTTCCTTCGATTAAAACTGTTATTCTCACAGGACGTAATTCTTATAACGATGAAACGATAGCTCAGTGCAGAGATGCTGATGTTGTCATTCTCAATTACGATATTTTGGCGTTCTCCGACAAAGATGCTGAAAAACAGGAAAAAGAGAGAATAGAAAAAGCGAAAAAGATGGGCTACAAATATCGCAAAGCGTACGTGCCTGTCCACGGCTGGGTTGACGCGTTGCAATGCACTGGTTATAGAAGTGTTGTGCTTGACGAGTGTCAAGCTATTGAGTCCACGAAAGCGATACGTTCTCGCGGTGTCATACAGTTGTGCAAAGACCAGAAGGTGAAGAAGCTGTTTCTTTCCGGCACCCCTTACGAGACAAGGACAAGCCAGTTTTACAACTCGTTGCACATTCTCGCTCCCGATGTGTTTCCCGATGAATATAAATTCAAGTACCGCTATTGCAATCCTGTCTACAATGGATTCGGTTGGACGTTCAATGGTGCGACGAATGTTGACGAGCTAAGGTCTAAACTTTCTGGAATCATGATACGGCACAAGATGGAAGACGTGCTGCCTGAGCTTCCCCGGACACAAAGAATTGTTGTGTATCTCGATATTGAGCAGAAGCTGCGTGCGGAATACGACAATCTCGAGGAAGAGATGTTGAAACAGAAAGACGGACTCGACACGTTCTCATATCTTGCTAAGATGAAAAAAGCGTTGATTCCAGTCAAGATAGAACCTGCAATACAATACATTAAAGATATGTTGGAGCTTGAGGACAAGGTAGTTGTGTTTGTTTATCATAAAGATATGTTCGACAAGCTGATGTCAGAGTTCAAAGGAGTAGCAGTCGGACTCAATGGTTCGACTCCTGTTGACAAGCGCCAGGACGCGGTGGATTCGTTTCAAAACGACGACAAGACTAAATTGTTCATTGGGCAGATAAAAGCTGCTGGAACAGGAATAACACTTACGCGTGCGAAAGTTTGCATTTTTGTCGAGTTTGGAAACACTGTCGCTCAGCATGAGCAGGCAGAATGTCGTATACGACGAATAGGACAGAAAGCGGACCACTGTTTGTGTTATTATCTGCTTGTGAAGGACACAATAGACGAGGACGCAATTCAACCGCTAGAAACGCACAATAAGGATATAAAAGCTGTTATGAACGGTGAGAATCCTGATGATTTGCAAATGTTCGACCTTGAGAACGCTGTCATTGCAAAATGCAAGGAACGTGTTCTCATGCGCAAGAAGAAAAAATTGCAGTTGATATACGATTGAATGGAGGTTGTATGAAGGTTAAAATCAAATTGATTAAAGATGGAGAAATGCCAAAGTATAAGACTAGTGGTGCGAGTTGCATGGATTGTTATGCGAGAATTGAAAGTCATAATCCTGTAGAAATCAAGCCTTATGAGACAAAATTGATTCCGTTGGGTTTTTGTGTCGAGCTACCAGAAGGTTATGAAATGCAGATAAGACCTAGAAGTGGATTGTCATGCAAAGGTTTGGTTGCTGAAATTGGCACTATTGACAGCGATTATCGTGGCGAGGTTGGCGCTATTATGAACAACAGGAGCAGTCATTCGATGTTTGTGATTGACGGTGACAGGATATGCCAAGCAAAAATTGTGAAAGCGGAGCGAATTGAATTAGAGCAGGTTGGTGAACTTTCTAACACTGAAAGAGGTGTCAACGGTTTCGGTAGCACTGGTTTGAAATGATATTTTCAATTTGTCTATAATGATTTTAAGACTTTAGGAGGTCTAAATGACAATAGTTAAAAAAGAACTGATTTCAGTTCTGGAAAAGTGTCTCCCTGGTATAGGTGTTGGCACATCGGTTGTTGAAGGTGCAGACACTTTCGTGTTTTCAAAAGGTTCTGTGTTTTCGTACAATTCAGCAATAGCAGTAAGGGTGCAGCTTCCCGAGGGTTGCGTTCTCGAAGGAATTGTGAAAGCTCTCGATTTTTACAATGCTGTCTCAAAACTTCCATCTGAAACGTTTGAGATGACTTGTGAAAAAGAGCAGTGGAGAATGGTTGATGGAAAAATCAAAATCAACATGAAGCTTCTCGACCTTCCTAAGATTTACGAGCGCTTTTCAGATATTGCACCCGACGAAAACAAATGGATTGACGTTGACGGTGAAAACTTTCAGAAGGAATTGAAAATATCATTCATTGACAAAAACACATCTCAGTATGCTGGTATTGTTTTTCATGATGGAAAGATGTTGTCAACTAACGCCTGGATTATTTGCTCGTTGAACATGAAAAGCCAGAATTTCCCAAATTCATGGATTACATCAGACGCTTGCCTTGAGCTCGCCAAATGGACGTTTACAAAAGTGCAGCTTAACAAGACATGGCTTCTTTTCAAGACAGACAACGTTGTGTTCTGCGTGAAGACATTGTTTGGCGACGGTTTCCCGACAGCGACACTCGGCACAGTTCTTGACAATGCGAAGGCTGAGACTCCGATGTTGTCAATTGACATGAACAAAGAGTTGATTGACGCGATAACAAGAGCGTCTGTTCTTTCGGAATCTGTCGATGGATACGACGCCATAGAATTTTCGTTCAGCAAGAATGGATTAAGAATATTGTCAAAAAGAACCTCTGGTGATTACGACGAGCTTATTGACAGCGTGAAGTCAGACACGGAAGTCTCGATAAAAATAGACATCAAGTCTCTTCTTGACTGTGCCAATTATTACAAGAGCTTCAAGATACTTGCGAAGTCAGATTCAAAGCCAGCACGGCTTCTTTTTATCGCAGATGATTACACACGATTGATTTCGTCTGTTGCTTGACATGATTTTTAATAAGGGCTGGGACGACCAGCCTTTTTTTTTATTTATTTTTTTATGAAGGAAACGAAATGACACTTATTGACGATGATGATGTTGATGTTCTAAAAGGGAAAAGAAAAATTCCCGAAAAATCGTATCAAAGAGCTGTTGCTAAAAAAGAAGTTAAAAAGCAAATACTTCCGGGTGACTACAAAACTATTTCGGAAGACAGTAAGATAAAAATGTGCCGGACAGTCTCGTTTTCCGACGATTTTTTCAAAAAGGAAGATTACCTGTATTCGTTGAATTTTTATGACTTTGAGGTCTTTCAGTACGACTTCGTAGTTACTATTATAAATCCTATCGAGCAGAAAGAAACGATAATTGTCAACGATTCCAAAGCGTTGAAGTCATATTACAATGCTCATAAAGAGCAGATATGGGTTGGTTACAATTCAAGGAATTACGATGTTTTCATATTGAAAGGAATAATTCTCGGTTTGAATCCGAAATACATAAACGACGCGATAATTATTGGTGGCATGAAAGGTTATCAAATATCGAAAGATCTCAGGACAATCCAGCTTTATGATTTTGACTTGTACAAGAAAAACAGCCTGAAGGTTCTTGAGGCGTACATGGGCAATGACATACGCGAGACGGAAGTTCCTTTTGATTTGCCTCGTGCTTTGACTCGCGAGGAAATACATCAGACCATGAAGTACAACATACACGATGTCGAGCAGACAGCAGAAGTTTTCAAAAGAAGAAAGTTCGATTACGATTCTCAGATGGAGTTGATAAAGGTATTTGATTTGCCAATTTCGATGATTAGCTTGACGCAGGCGCAGTTGACAGCCAATATTTTAGGGTGCAAGAAACAGGACAGAAACGACGAGTTCGATTTGAAAATTGTAGACACGATACAAATATCGAAATACAAGTATGTTATTGACTGGTTCATGAACAAAAAGAATCGCAATTATGAAAGCTCGCTTGAAACAACAGTTTGTGGTATTCCTCACATATTCGCGTGGGGTGGCTTGCATGGCTGCATAGACAAACCAGTAAACATAAAAGGAAAATTGTTTCATGTTGATGTGACTTCGTACTATCCGTCTTTGATGATACGATACAATCTTTTGACACGCAATTGCAGTGAGAAAGAAAAGTTCAAGCAAATATACGACATTCGTGTCGCGTTGAAGAAGGCGGGAAAGAAGAAGGAGCAGGCACCGTATAAAATAGTTTTGAACGGAACATACGGTATTTGCAAGGACAAGTATTCTCTCGCATACGACCCGAGGCAGGCAAACAATGTTTGTGTCAACGGACAGCTCATGCTTCTTGACCTGCTCGAACACTTGGAGAATCACTGTAAAATCGTCCAGTCGAACACTGATGGATTGATTATTCAGGTCGAGGACGACGAGAAGAAAATAAACGAGATGAAGACGATTTGCGCTCACTGGGAGAAAAGAACAGGAATGGGGCTTGGCATGGACGAGATTGACGAGATATTCCAAGCTAATGTGAACAACTACATTTTCAGATTCTCAAACGGCAAACTCGAACGCAAGGGTGCCTATGTCATGGAGCTTGACGATTTGAACAACGACCTTCCGATTGTCAATCAAGCGATTGTGAACTATCTGACGAAGAAAATAAAAGTTGAGGACACTGTTGGCAACTGTACGTCGTTGAGAGATTTTCAGAAAGTCGTGAGAATAAGCAGCAACTACAACGCAGGCTGGCACAACGGAAGGTTTCTAACAGACAAGACATTCCGTGTGTTCGCGAGCAAAGATAGCAGTGATACATTCGTGGGAAAGGCAAGACACGAGGGAGCAACAGTTGAGAAGTTTGCCAACACACCTGAACATTGCTTCATTTGCAATGAGAATGTGAATGTAATGGAAATACCGTCGAAGCTTGATAAAAAGTGGTACATAGACCTCGCGGAAGACAGGATAGAAAAGACGTTCGGTATGAAATGTGAGAACGCGATGGGCTTGTTTTGAAATCGTTGCATGGCAGATTGAGCTTCAAATGGCTCTATGACAATATGTACGAGTGTCCGCTGTGTTTGTCATGGTTCGATTCTAAAAGCGAGCCAACACATTGTCCGAGGTGCAAATATGTCAAAGATTTGAGCATAATAGAAAAATCTATAATGATAAGGAATGTAAATAGATTTAGGAGTAACTAATGGAAGAACTTTACAACAAATATCGTCCTAAGACTTATGAAGAGTTGTTGGGCAACGATTTGGCAGTTAAGTCTGTCAAGAGTGAAATTGCGAACGGTTCGCACGTGTTTCTTTTCACAGGGCCCGGTGGAACTGGAAAGACAACGCTCGCGAGATTGATTTCAAAACAGCTTGGAGCTGACGATTTGACTGTTCACGAAATGAACAGTGCCGAGACTCGTGGCATAGATTCAGCCCGCGAGATAATGGAGCAGGTCAAATACGCACCTATGAATGGAAAGAATGAGGTGTGGATTATGGACGAATTCCACGCGCAAACAAATGCCGCACAGCAGAGTTTTTTGAAAGTGCTTGAAGAATGCCCGTCTTATGTGTATTTCTTTCTATGCACAACAAACCCTGAGAAACTCATAAAACCTCTTGTGACACGTTGTTCAGTTGTCAATCTCAAGCCGCTTGATGACGACACGATGATTAGACTGCTGAGGACGGTTGCTCATAAAGAGCAGAAAGTGATGGACGTGAAATTGTTCAGCACAATAGCTGAGCAAGCACAAGGTTCGTCCCGCAAAGCGTTGAAGATACTCGCGTCTGTTTTGTATTTGCAGACAGACGACGAGAGAAAGCAGTATCTTGAAACGAACGGTGTCTCCGAGGACAATCCTGACGCGATAATGCTTTGCCGTGTTCTTCTTCATGGTGCGGAATGGAAACAGATAGCTGAATGCCTCGCAAAGATAGACATGAGCGAGCCTGAGGGGATACGACAGCTTGTCATGTCATACATGAACTCTGTAATCATCAAAGGCAATTACAACGCGAACGCTGTCGCGGCTTTACAAGCGTTTTCCAACTGCTCAACGTTCAACAATGGAAAGTATGCGATAACAGTTGCGTGCCTTGATACAATGGATATGCAACATCAGAATTGATTTATCTATAATGATGTTAACAAATGTTAATGTAGGACTTTAGGAGGTCTGAATGGAAAATGACGAGATAGCGAAAGATTTGTCCATAGACAAGAACGCTCTTGAGTATGAAAATCTTTCGCAAGCATCTGTGTATTTCAAATACTCGGACGCGTGCGCACAAGCGAAACTCAATGTTTCTGATATGTCAGACAAGATGAAGGCAGTTCTTGCTCAAAGGCAGATTGCTATTCGTGAGATGTGCGCAACTGAGGGAAAGAAAGTCACAGAATCCGTGATAGCAGCAATGGTTGACGCGGACGACGAAGTGAAAGACGCACGTGCGTCTTATCGCGAGGCTGAGGCTGTATATGCGAAGCTGAATGTCGCTGTGCAAGCATTGGATGTAAAGCGTTCATCTCTTGACAATCTAGTCAAGCTGTATGTGTCTGGTTATTTCACAACAATGGATTCCAGCACAGGACGCTCAATGGGAAGCAAGGAAAATCTTGATTCTAAACAGAAACATAATATGTGGGCCGACGCTCACAAGGAGTAATTTATTATGATGACAAAAAAATTCAATATGGCGGCTCGTTATCAGACAGCCATGAAACAAGCATCAGGACAGGGTACAGGAAACAAGGATATTTTTAAATTTCTAAAACCTGTGACATATTTCAGTGCTAAGGAAGGCAAGAACAGCATCACAATTCTTCCTTATACTATCAAGACTGCAAACCACCCGCTTGTTGTGTCAGGTTCAGCGAATGTTGGTGACAGTGATTATGTTCTCAATTTGTTTGTGCATAAATATATCGGCCCGACACAGGCAAACTGCGTTTGCTTGAAGCAGTTTGGAAAGCCATGTCCTATCTGCGAACAAATGGAGCTTTTGAAGAAACAAGGGAAAGAAGACGACGCAAAGCAGCTTAGGGCATCAAAGCGTGTTTTCTACAACATTGAGGACGCTAACGATGTTGGAAAAGTCAAGCTTTTCGAGAGTTCTGAGTTCTTGTTCGAGAAAGAGCTTATCGACGAGGCTTCCGCAAACGTCCAGTCAGGCGGTGCTTTCGTTGACTTCTGCCAGCAGTCACCTCAGATGAGAATAAACTTCCGTGGTGCGAAACAAGCTCGCGGTGGATTTGAATTCATTGAATTCAAAGGCTTTTCGTTCGACAAGCTCGACCACGATGTTTCGGACGATTTGTATAGTCAAGTGACATCACTCGACGAATTCTTGAAGATTCCTACATACGAGGAAGCTGAGAATATGCTGATGGGAACAACTAATGTTGAGACAAAGAGTGAGGTGATTGACAACCCTCCAGTTTACAGCGCACCAGTCAGAAATCCACAACCGGTTGTTTCAACAGGAGATGCTCCTGTTGCGTCTCAATCTGTGACAATTTCAACAGGGACTGTTCCACCAGCATCAACAGCGTCTTTGGCACAAGCAGCTTCGTCAAACTGTCCTTCAAAGCACTGCTTCGGTACGGACTGCGACGCGTTCCCGGAATGCGCAAGTTGTTCTGAATGGTCAAAGTGTCTTGACAGCAAGGTCCAGTGAGGTGAAGCATGAGTACTTTAATTCCAATTGAAGTTAAGGTACTCTACGATAACGTGAAAGATTCACTGTTTTGTTGTAGACGTACCTTTTCTAAATATTTGAAAGACGAGCTCCACTACACCTTCTACAAAGCAGGAAACGTCAGCATGGTTGATTACAATCCGGACGATTTCAAAAAATGGGTTGACGGACGAAAAATTGTTGCTGATGATTTGATTTTAGCGCGTGACGCGCCAAAACTGTACAATATTTCCTACATGACAATCTACAGGGCTTATCATTCAGGTGAGATAAAAGGTGTTGTGAAAGGAATGAAAGGATATTTGTATGTATCAAAGCGACAGGTTGAAAAACTTTGCGGAAAGCATAGTAGATACCATACGTTCAAAGGAGTGCAAGATGACACAGGTTCCATACTTTAAGACGGGTTGCACGCTGCTTGACTTGATTACGGGCGGTGCTAAAAACGTGTTTGGCATACCGGCAGGAAAGATATGCAACGTGGTGGGTGATAAATCGTCTGGAAAGACGTTTTTTTGCAATGAAGTAATAGCGAGCGCCGCACATGAATACGGTGACAAGTTCCGTTGGATGTACGACGACTGCGAGAGCGGTTATTCGTTCAACACAGAAGATATGTACGGGATAAATATAGTCACACCAGAATCCAATCAAAGCGGCACAGTCGAGGAGGCTTTTTACAACATTAAAAAGTTCTGCGACAGCGTGGAAGACGACGAATTTGGAATATATGTTTTGGACTCGCTCGACGCGTTGACATCGGACGAACAAGACGACAGAGCAGAACAGCGTGTGAAAGCGTACGACAACGGAAAGTCCTTCGACAAGGGGACTTATGGAATGGGAAAGCCGAAGTATCTTTCTCAGGAGTTCTTCCCTCAGCTTGTGCGTCTGCTTGAAAAGAAGAACATACTTTTAATCATCGTGTCGCAAATACGTGACAACGTGGATATGTTCAGTTTTGAGAAGTACACCCGTGGTGGCGGAAAGGCGCTTGACTTTTACTGCTATATGATTTTATGGCTCGCGACAGCTAAGAAAATTGAACGCAAAGGGCACATAGTGGGTGGCACGAACAAAATAAAAATGACAAAAGGAAAAGTGTCAAGACCGTTCCGCGAGGGGTTCTACACGTTCTATTTTGACTACGGCATTGACGACACAGGCTCGTGCGTTGATTTTCTTTACGATTTGAGGACCGACCACGGTGAGCTTTCAGCTCCTCTTGCAAAGTCAATCGCATGGGAAAAAGACGACACGAAAACAGCAGTCACAACAACATCTGTCCGCGATTTCCTCAGAAACAACAAGAAGTACGATGATTATTTGGCATCCAGCTTCTGCGAGAATCGCAAGTTTTCGCTTGACACAGCTCAGAGCTACATTGCGACAATGCCAGAGTTGCAGAAAAGCTACAATGACACGTTCGCCGCTGTCATGGACAGAGACACGTTGATTTCATACATTGAGAACAACAATCTCAAGGACGAACTGCACAAACGTGTCATTGAGAAATGGGAAGCTGTTGAAGACTCAATCAAGACAACGCGTGCTAAAAAATACAGCAGCCAGCTCAAGTCGGAGGAATGATGCTCAAGCAAAAATGCAGACGTGATAGTTGTCCGAGGGATGTGTGCTTCCATTGTGGCGGACAGCTCATTTGGGACAATGACTACGATTTCGACGACATGGGTTATGAAGGCAGTGGAATTGTTCATTGCCTTCATTGCAAGGATTGCGGAGCTGAAGTTGAATACAGGGTGGAGGACAAAACAGATGAAAGACTTGAAGTTTGAGAAGGACGACGCGTTGTTTCTATGTTCTGTTCTTCAGAAAAGCATGGACTCTGACGATTCTTTGAAAGATAGAAAAATAGCGTTGCGTCTCCGCAACAAGATACAAAACGCCATGAGAACCATCACGGTATCGTCAAGGAAAGGGAAGGGAAGAGGATTGCAGTACAAGGTGTGCGAGTCGATAGCATCGCATTCCGGGATACCTTATAATCAAGCGGACGACGACTGCGCAATACATTCACGCGAGATGGGTCAGAACGGAACTGATGTTGTGCTACGCCGCGAGGCACGTCAAGCGTTTCCATTCTCGATAGAGTGCAAAGCCCAGGAAAGCATTGACATGACATCATGGATAAGGCAGGCACAGGCGAACGAGAACGAGGGAATGAAATGGCTTCTAGTGTTCAAGAAACAGACGCTCGGAACAGAGCCGTTTGTGTGCCTTGACTTCGAGACTTTCATGAATATATGGTTTGGCAAAAAGAGCTGAACTTATATATTTAGTTGATGTTATTGCATTTTGTAACGTCAACCTCCTTAGTTCTGAGGGTAACGATGTCATTTTCGTTACCCTCTTTTTTTGCATTTCAATTGTCTATAATGTAAATGGTAGTTGACCTATTTCCTACCGAATAAAATATAGGAGGTTCATTTATGAATGGACTTATTTTTTTAGTTGAATTAGTTTGTTTCTTTGGAGGGCTTTTAATAATTAAAAAAGTCTTGGGTAAAGAAGGAATCTATGCTTGGATTGCAGTTGCAACTTGTCTTGCTGAATTGCAAGTTACAAAAACAATAACTGTTTTTAGCTATGAGGTTTCTTTAGGCAACGTCTTGTTTGCTAGTACCTTTTTCGCGACAGATATTCTTTACGAATGTTATGGCGAGAAAGAAAGCAAAAAAGGGCCTTTATTTTCTTTGCTAGGAGCACTTTGCTACATAGCCTTTGCAATAATCACACCTCTGTTTGTTAACGGGCCCTCTTCAATAGAAGCTCAAGCATCATTTCGTTGCTTATTGTCGTTAAGTGTTAGAATAACAATTTCTAGTATAGTTATGCTTTTTATAGCTAATTTATTAGATGTGTTTTTATATGCTAAGATAGCAGCTAAGACAAACGGAAAACACATGTGGCTTAGAACGAATGTTGCTACGATTCTATGCAATTGCGGTGAGAATTATTTTTTCACATTTTTCGCACTTTATAATTTTAAAGCATTTTCTTTTTTAGGTGGATATTTTTCATTAAAAGAAGTATTTATTGCAGCTAGTATTGGAAGCGTCATAGAAATCTTGCTATCGTTTTTAGATACTCCTCTTTTATATCTGTCTAAATATCTAGATAAAAAATAATATTTTTTGCAAACGCAAACTAGGAGGTTTGTATGAAGGTGCTAATAACAGGTGCTAGTAACGGTGTGGGAAAAGGGCTCGTTGCTAAATTTCTTAGAGAAGGTCATGAAGTAGTAGGTGTTGACAAAGACATATCTTCATTTGCAGTTGAAGGAAACAACTATACGCATTATGTTGCAGACGTTTCTAAAGCAGACAAATTACCAGATGTTTCAGATATTGAGATATTGATTAACTGCGCTGGCACAATTTTGGAGAAAGACGCTCTCGCAGTCAACATTGGAGGATATGTCAATGTTGCTGAAAAATATGCGTTCCAGCCTAAAATCAAATCTGTTTTGAACATAGGAAGCGGCTCTGCTATAACTGGTGTCGATTATCCTTTTTATTGCGCTTCTCAAGGTGCGAGAAACAGTTACACTATTCAGTTGGCTAATCGATTGGGTGAAAAATATCAAGCTACCGTCAATCTGTTAGCCCTCGAATTAGTCCAGACTGATTTGGACGGTTTGTTCGAGAGCCCTGAATTAGTTAGTAAGGTGATGGACGAGTGTATCTTGCGGAAATCGACGACAGTTGAAGACGCTGCGACTTGGGCTTATTTTTTAACTGTCGTAAATAAAGACGCTACAGGCCAGATAATATATCTTGACCATGGCGAATCTTGCAAGCATCATTTTGTGCCTTATGTAGATGCTTGGAAGCCGAATTCTAAGCATTGGAAAGACCATATTAAAGAAGCACATGAAAGAGGTATTGAAGTATGAATGAATTGAAAATCAGCTGTTGCGGTACGCATGTAGCAGAACTGGACAAGTTCAAACTGTTTGATTCTAACATCAAGAAGCATTCTCTCATGGAGCTAGCTAGGCTTGAGAATCTCATAAAACGAGATGGACTTTTAGCTCCTTTTTCTGTTGTTGAGATAGATGGAATCTATAACATCATAGATGGCGAGTCTAGATATCGTATTATATGTGATTTGAAAAATCAAGGCTATTCTATTCCTCCTCTTCCATTTGTCTTAGTCAAGACAAATAATCCAGCATCTGCTTTGCTGTCTTTGCAATGCCAGTTTCATTGCATACCAGAAACGGCTTTAAGAAAATTTGAAGCTGAGAATGATGTGTCTCTTTCTGATTATCAATTTCTTGACTGTGATATAATTCAAATTCATCCTCCAGTAGATGTATCTATTTATTTTAGAGACCTTCGTAGTGGTAAGCATGACATGATAGGCCTTAAAGAAAACGATTTCAAGAGGCTGATATGAAATTTTATATTTCTGGAGTCTTGGAAAAATCAGGAGACCCTTATATTAAAAAAGTATTAGATAAACGTATTGAAAATATGTTTGTTCTTTGCAGTTTTGCATACTGGAAAGATTCTTTTTTACCATATCAACAGAAGTGTAAAGATTTCCTTTTAGATTCTGGAGCTTTCACAATTATGGACAGCGCTATCAAACGAAATTTGAAAGGCCAGGCTAAAAAACAATTCGACCCGATGGAATACACTAGAAAGTATGCTAATTTTGTAAAGGAGCGTGGTATAGATAAGTTCATCGAAATGGACATTGAAGCAGCTTATGGAGTGGATGTCTACAAGGATTGTCTGCACTGTCTGCAAGACATTACAGGAAAAGACCCCGTCCCAGTGTGGCACAGATGGCGAGGATGGGACTATTGGTGCGAGCTAGTTAAAAAGCATAATTTTGTTTGTATCGGGGACGCTTCTAATCATATATCCAAACAAGGGTATAAATATTTCAAGCCGTTTTTAGATAAAGCTCACGAATCTGGATGTAAAGTGCATGGGCTGGCTATAACCCAGCTTGATTTTTTAAGATTCTTACCTTTTGATTCTGTCGATAGTTCTACATGGTCTGTTGTCTATAGATTCGGTCAAGTTAAGGTTTTTGACGGACATTCTTTAAGAATAATAAATTGTGAAAGAAAAAATCTTCCCGAAGGTAAAGAACTAGACGCATATAAGGCTGGAGGATTGGTTTTAGACTCGTGGATTTCTTTACAGAAGTATCTCGAGCAATACGAGGGCTCAAATAATAAATGGTAAGATAATATTGACAACTGTTTACATTCATGATATTATTGTGGATGTAAACACAGGAGGTTTATATGAACAATATGACTAGATATACGATAGATAGATTTATAGAGAAATACGCTGGAAGACGGCATATCTCAGCTGGAGTTCATTTTAAAGATGGAAATATAATTTCATTTATGAATAATAGTTTTTCTCAGATAATGGAATATATTAGTTCTAAAGACATTGATTACATCGTGACTAAATGAGGTGGTTGATATGCTTGGAGAAATATGGTTGATTGTAGCAGCTCTACTGATAGCGTCGCTGGCAATCGCGAGTGCTGTCATATTTTTTGTATTGTACAACAATGTATGCAAGCAGCTTGACAGGTACAAAAAAGCCGACGACGGTAAGGCTAGACTTTCAACACAAATTGGCGCTAAGAACTACAAGATGCTTTTGAAGGACTGCCATTGTGGTTGCAAGCATTGCCCGTTCGTCGCGTGCATCTCATCTTGCGAAAAAAAGAAGCAGGAAATCTATAATGACAGTATAGAGAACGCTATATCAATATGGTTGAAGGAGAAATATAAGAATGAATGATATGTTGAGCGACAAGCAGATTATGGATCTCGCGTCGCGCAAGAAATACTCGTACACGCTCATGCTTGCGAATCTTCTTGACACAAAAAGTTACGAGGACACGCAAGGTGAGATAAAAAAACTGCTCGACGATATGAAAGACGATTATGCTTTGATATTGGAAGAATTGCGAATAGCTCATCCTGTTGTTGTCTACAAGTCGCTTGAAAGCTGGTTGAAGTTGATAGCTCAAACACAAAGTCAAGCGCACGATATTGTTTTTCTTTTGAATGAGGAAACAGAATGAGCAAAATATTGGGGCAATCTTTTTACAGGGCGATAGCGTCTTTTCTGTCAGAGCAAGGCATATCGCTGTCGTATCTTGACGACAAAAAGCAGTTCACAGAAGACGACTACAATTATCTTTGCGTGATGTTCTTTCAAGTGGCGCTCGGTTTGTGCGTCGAGAAGAAGGGTGAGTTGCAGATGTCTCAGATAGGGACTCTGTCTATCGACAAGGAAAATGGTGTGATGTTCACACCGTGCGACGAAGTTGTAAAGTTTTTCAAAGAACATTCTAACTTGTTGTCTGACAACAAGTTATTGCCGGTGACGGTATCTGATGTTATATATGAAATGAACGGTGGCAACAGAGCGGTTGCTCTTTTGCAAGGAGGAAATTATGTTGAAAGCGAAGTCTGATTATGTCATTGTGAAGGTTGCAATGCCGGAAGAGAAAACAGCGTCGGGATTGTTTTTGGCGGTTGACAAGAAGGAGCGTCTTTACGAAGGTGAGATTGTGTCTACAGGAGATTCACCTGAAATTATAAAACAAGGCTTGAAAGCTGGTGATTACGTTTATTATAACAAAGGTGTGAACTACGAGTTCTGCAAGGACGATGTTTTGTACGACGGTGTTTCTGTCTACGATGTCATCGCGAAAAAGGAGGACTGAAATGCCAGGATTTGGAAAACAGCTTGTCAGCGAGCAGTCAAAAACGACTTATCAAATTGTCAACTCGAAAGGACAGGTGCTGATGTCATGCAATGACAAAGCCAAGGTGGACGAGCATAGAAAAATACTTTCAGAACGAATGAAGGAAGAGCTTACTGTGAAAGAAATGAGGTGCTTATGATTTCATCAGATGTCATGGACTGCAAAATACACATTGCGTATCCTCTTCATGTGGACGACAGATATAAGCAGTTTTTTCATGGTGAGACGGATGTGAGCAAAGGAACATATATTTATCATTACATGATGAACAATTGCTCTAACGCGCGTCTTATAAATCGTTTTGCAAAAATATATCATGTGCAGGTGGATTATTCGTTCGCGCATAATGGAGAAAGGGATTGAAATATTTCGGGTTCGCACATTACGCTGAGACAGGAAAAATAGACTCTGATTTTATTCACGACTTCAACTATTGGATTGGAGTCGTTTATCATAGGTGGTCGTTGTTCATAGAGTACGACGATTTTTACTCTATTTGCTGGACAGCGCTGATGGCGCGTTTACCTTTGTTCGACCCGAAAATCGCGACAATACAAACCTATTGCATTTCAACGATAAACAACGAAGCATGGCGACGCTACATGAAGAACAAGGCGACGCGTCCCGAGTGCGACTGTGACGACGAAGTTGTGGCGACGAAGTTATACACGGAAGTTGACAATATTAAAAAATTTCAAACATATATCGAGCAGGCGAAATCTTTGAATATAAAGGTTGAAGAGGACTGGCTCGAGATGAAATATCAAAAACAAGACGACGACATTTTCACCAGTACGTTGAATTGGTGGGTGTTGAAGCAAAAATCAAAGGGGCTGTTCTGAAATGATGACAATAAACGACGATGACAAAAGCGAGCTTCTAGTGGCGTTCGCGACTGCCAACAGCATATCTGTTGACGATGTTTTGGGATTGTATGTTCTTTTAGGCGACGACCTTTTCTTTCTGTTTTCAGTGTTTCAAGGAAAAGTGCTGCGTTTTCCGTTCAAACGAAAACTAAGCACGTTCGGCAAGTCCGAGACTTTGAAGTTGATTGAGTGCAAAGAAGACACTTCGGAACAGGACTTGATAGAACGCGACGGTGTGAGATACATAGTTAAAAACATAAGAACAATACTGGGTCATAGATACGCTGCTTTGGAGGTCGCGCAATGACAAAAGACAGACAGATATTCGAGACACTTCCAGCATTGCAGAAAGAAATCGACCAGTTCCAGAACGAGTCGTTTTCAGTATACACGAAAAAGCTTGACGAGGCGACGAACAAGGCCCTTCAAAGCCTCACTGAAATAATTGAAGATGGCACGCTGTCTTTGGACCCTGAGCAGCTTGTGGCAGCTGTCAAGGTGTTGACGACAGCGAAACGTGAAATCTCTGACAGCAAGAGGCGTTTGATTGAAACTGCAATAAGGGGACAAGCGATGATGATGGCGCTTGACGACAAGGGTGGTGACAAGAAGGAGTCTCTTCTTGACAAGTACATAGATTCGACAATCTCTGACAAGGACGGCGACGGCGAGGAAAACTCAATGTTCCCGCCAATAGACGACAAAGAGCAAGACGAGGCTTAAAATGAGCCTCACGTTTGTTCAGACAAAAAACGGTCTTGCAAGAGTGCAAGATGTCAAGATTGGTGATTTTGTTTTTTCCAAAGGAAAATATGTCGAGGTTAAGAAGCCTCCGATGTTTGGATTGTGCGACGACTATGTGACAGACACTTTTCTTCATGTCACTGTCAAAAAAGGAACGAACGTCTGCGGACCGTATCATGTAATATACAATAGTAAAATCGAGACATATTCAAGCAATTACAACAGGTCGTATTTTTATCGGGGTTTCCTCAAGGCTCGAAGCAAAGAGAAGGAGCATCTTTTCTTTCCGATGTCATTCAAAGGCACCCTCACGAAATCCTACGTCGCGACGTTCGACGAATTTCCGTACTACACGAGCTTGTACACGTTCAATCAGAATCATGGCCCTCAAATAATGTATCGAAGTTTTCCAAAAGGTGTGAAATTCCAGCCTTGCGACTTCTCGAAACAGTCTCTTCTTGACTATTTCAACGGCTACGCAATCAACGGTTTCATCACACGCGGCAGGTATATACGAATTGTGGGTGTGTACGACGAGGAGGTGTCGTTGATTTTCCGTCTCTTGAATCTTCATGTCACAAAGAAAAACGACGATTTGATTTTCAGTCCACCGTGCAACGAGCTTGTTCTTTCGCTTTTGTCGTCGAAGCACACGAGATGGTTCAGTCAGGACATGATGGAAAGGCTTTTAAGACCCGCTCAGATTATGGATGAGCAGATTTATTCAAGGGTGTCAAACGTCAAAAGAAACGTTACTGTAAGAGACTGGTACCTTCCGGATATTGATGCCGATATAAACACGTTCATGATAGGAGAAAAGCAATGGCAAAATTGATAAGACCTGTAATTTCGATAGACGATTGGTTGTCATCTGAATTTTATATTGGTCCTGAGGTTCCTTTTATTCGACCTTATGTGAAGCAGTTTCTCACGGATTATTTCCATGGTAAAAAACGTGATTTTATTTGCACAGGTGCATCTCGTACTGGAAAATCATACGCTGTTAGAATTTTGATAATTAGGATATTGTACGAGATGTCATGTTATCAAGATTTTCCAACGTTGTTTGGGTTGTCGCCATCAACTTTGCCTAAAATAATATGGTTCAGTTTTACAAAAGGAAAATCGTCCACAACTGGTATTTCAGCGATTATTCGCATGATAGACAAAATACCTTATTTTCAAGACCCTTCGGTGAGAAGGAAAGATTTAGATTCAGAAATAGTGTTTCCGTTCTGTCAGATAATGTCGGGCTCCAATGTCACACACGCTGTTGGTGAGGACCTTTTGGGTGCTATCATAGATGAGGCGAACGTTCGCCATGTTGCCGCGGGTCATGAAGTTGAGGAAGCTCAGAAAATGTTTCTGGAGATAAGACAGCGTTCTGTAATGACGTTCTCGAAAAACGGTATGTGGGGAGGCTTTTCAGGCATAATATCGTCGTCGGGAACAACAACGTCTTTCACAGCTGTACAACTTGAAAAAGCGAAGCATGACAATAGTTCTGTTGTCATGGAATGCTCTGTCTACAAAGCGAATCCGGAGCAGTACAGCAAGGAGACGTTTGACGTGTTCACTGGCAACGGCACAATACAGGCGTTCATAGTTGACACTGCGGACGACACGATAAAAAACTCGATAAACACAACGTATGGTATTCTGTTCGACGATTTCATAAAGCAGAATCAGAACTTCATAGAAAAGGTGCCATGTTCAATACGTCACTTCTACGAGGAGGACTTATCGTTTTCACTCATGAACATGAGCGGCATAACACAGACTGGAACTAATTTCTTTGTCACGAACAAAAATCTCATAACTGGAATGTTCGTCAAGAACATGAAGGGAAGCAGTCTCAACGTGCTGAGGGACACACCGTGCCCTGTGAAGTTTCCTGAGATGGGAATATACGACACAACATCGATTTACGACTTGTTCACGGAAGACAACATCATGAACGGCTACAATGGCGAGAATGTGTATCTTCATATGGACCCGTCGCAAAAATGGGATAGGTTTGGATTCTCAGCATTGTACTATTCGACAGAAATAAAGAAGATATGTTCGCTGTTGACGATTTCGTTCACGATAGGACATGAGATGGCGGACAATCAGATAGACCAGGAGAAGATATTGCAACTGATACTCTATCTTCGCGACCTCGGTGTCAAGTTCAAGT